TCCTTTCTCTTATCTGAAGGGATTCAAACCGAATCAGTTCGATGTCCTGCGTCTTCGGAATTGGTTCTCGGGGTTGGCGTTGTTTCGCCCAGATTAGAATCGCTCCATAATGGTTCTGGTTCCTACGGGCCTGCGGTCGCTGCATGGACGGAAAGAGTTCTTGGTCGCACCTTGTTTGAATGGCAGAAGATTGCGCTCGATGGTCAGTTGACTCATGATGAAGATGGCGAGCTTGTCTTTCGTGAGTCGTGCTGCAGCACAAGCAGACAAAATGGAAAATCGGTCGCATTAACTAGCCTCTGTGGGTACTTTTTAACCGACTGGTCAGCAATGCGGGGAAAGCCAATGCACGTTCTTTCCGTTGCCAACAAACTTGATCGCGCGGTTGCAATCTTCAACGAACTTGCTCCGGTACTCGAGGCACAATTTGAAGGTCATGTCACCTGGTCGTATGGACGCAATAAGGTTGAGATGCCGAACGGGTCAACGTGGGAAGTCCGCGCTGCAACCCCGAACCTCCACGGCGGAACTTACGATCTGATTGTTGTCGACGAAATCTGGAATGTCTCGGAAGAGGTTTACTTTGACGCGCTTCGCCCTTCGCAGATTGCGGTCAAGTCCCCGCTTCTTTCTTCTTGGTCAACTTCAGGCGATGAGTCATCTAAGACAATGCAACGATTGCGCGAGGCAGCCATTGGCGCGATAGATCAGCAGAAGCAGACCCGTCTTTACTTTGCCGAATGGAGTCTCCCGTCGGTTGACCCGAACGACGAAATCAATTGGGGCTACGCCAACCCTGCCCTCGGGCAGACCATCACTCTTGAGGCTCTTCAAGCAGCTGCGGAAACTCCTGATCGAGCAGCGTTCCTCCGCGCCCACCTGAACCTGTGGGTCTCAAGTGCGGATGCTTGGATACAGCCTGGAGTCTGGGACAAACTGTTCACTGAATCGGACTGTCCCGCTGGAGGCGTTCTTTGCGTCGACTCGAGTACAGGCGGAGAAAAGTATGTCGGCATCCGTTGCGGACTTACCGAAGAAGGCAACATCATTGCGACAGTGCAGTTCTCCACAGAGTCCCTCAAAGAAATGTGGATAAAGATTAACGAAGCAATGGAGGCAGACCCGAAACTGCGTCTAGCAATCACCCCTGCTCTCGACCTTCACACGCCAGAGAAGCTAGAACGGCGACGTCAAATTTTCGGCTACGCCGAGGTACTCAAATTCACAGGTCTCACCCGCTCGCTCATCCTCGAGAAACGCATCTACCACCGAGGCGAAGAACTCCTAGCAACCCATGTCAACCGCGCCGTACTTGCCCGCGCAAACGGTCAAGTTGTGATCAGTAGCCAACGCTCCCCTGGCCCAATTGAGGCAGCGCGACTTCTGGTCGTTGCAGCCGCACTTGTTTCTCGCCCGTCAAATACTGGACGCGCAGCAATGGCGTTCGGAAGGTAGTTGCATTTGCAACTAGTTTGTGGGAGACTCCAGTCGTGGCGTTCTTCTCCCGAAAAATAACAACCGCAGAATTTGCATCTTCGCCCGTTAAAGCAGCTGCCGGAGTCGGCATGTCTGGCATCCCTCCGATGTATGCATGGTCAAGCGGAACATTCGAGCAGATCGCCCTTAGTCTCCCGACTGTGTCGCGGGCGAGAGACCTTCTCGCCTCGACCATCTCAGGTCTCGAGTTCCGCCAGTACATAAAGCAATGGAACGGCGAAGAGTACGAAGAGATATACGTCCCAAATGAGTCGTGGATGGAAAATCCTGATCCGAAAGTTCCGCGCCAGTTCATATTGGCTAATACGGTCACGGACCTCTGGATGACAGGACGCGCGTTTTGGGCAGTCACCTCAAGGAACGCAACCGACGGACGCCCAATGTCCTTCGAATGGCTACCGTCCGCCAACATTCAAACGCCCGATCAAGTCGGCCCACAATTCTTCGGCATGCCAAAAGAGATTGAGTTCAACGGCATCCAGTTAGACCCGAACGAAATTATTACTTTCCTTGCACCGACAACTGGTTTGATGTTTTCAGGTCGACGCGCGGTAAGTATCGCTACTCATCTTGATCAGTACGCAGACCGCGCAGCAACCATTGAGACTGTCCCTGGTTATCTTCAGCAGACGTCAGCAGGCGAGACAATGTCCGGTGAAGAACTTGGAGACCTTGCAGCGCAATGGGCGCAGGCTCGCCGTGAAGGAAACGTCATCGGCGCGTTAAACAACTACGTCAACTTTGTTGAATTTGACCGCGACCCGCTTGAAGTCAACGCAGCGCAACGCGAATACCAGGCACTTGATCTCAGCAGAATTTGCTCGGTACCTGCTTACCTCGTTTCGGCACCAACGCCTGGCGCGTCAATGACTTATCAAAATGCGTCTCAGGCTCGTCAGGATCTATGGCTCTTCGGGGCGCACATGCTCGCTACCGCCATTACTTCTCGTCTCAGCATGAACGATGTTGTTAGTCGCGGACGGTACGTCAAATTTGACACAGATGACCTTCTAGCCGTTGGCGAAATGTCAGATGTTTTAGTTGAACCACAAGTTCCAGACCTCGAGGAGATTCCTTCATGATCAAGTTCACCGCCGTTCCCGTCACCCTTGACGCTGCAGCTGGAGAAGATGCACCGCGCACCATCACCGGCATTGCCGTCCCTTGGGACACAGTTGCAACCGTTTCAGGTGGCGAAAAGGTTATGTTCAAGCGCGGGGCCTTTGACTTGAATGCCAAGTCCGCGCGACTTCTTGAAAACCACGACGGACGCCCCATTGGTATCGTCAGCGAACTTGTCGATCTAGACAACGGTCTTGGCTTCTCAGCAACATTTGCCCGCAGCAAGGCTGCAGACGACGTGGTCGAGTTGATTCAAATGTCTGCTTACGATTCCGTAAGTGTTGGCGCAATTCCGCAAAAATACAAGTACGACAAAAGCGGCGTCATGATTGTTTCGTCAGCCATTCTCTCAGAACTCTCGGTTGTCGCAGTTCCGGCATTTGCCGACGCGACCATCGATTCCATCGCTGCCTCAGAACCCGACCCAGAAGAGGTCGAAGAAGAGTCAACCGAACCCCAACCCGACACAAGTCTCCAGGAGGAAACAATGTCACAAGAAACCCAAGTCGAAGCCTCCGCGCCCGACGCCATTCCAACATCACCAATCTTCGCTTCAGCACGACGCGAATTCAAACTTCCTTCAGCGTCTGAATACATTGCGTCATTCGTTCGCGGTGGTCACGACTTCGCACAGTTGAACGACAACATTCGCGCAGCCGCTCCAGACATCACCACAGTTGATATTCCAGGCGTCATCCCGACCCCCATCGTTCAAAATGTGTTCAACTCGTTTGTGGGCTCGCGCCCTCTCGTGGATGCCACAATTCTTCGTCCGATGCCCCAAGGAGGCGCAGTCTTCATTCGCCCTGTAGTAAAAACAAACAGTTCAATCGGCACTGCAACACAGAACACGACAATCACTGCTTCAACTTTTGAAATCGAAGACGTACAAATCACCAAGACAATTCAAGGTGGATACGTTGAAATCTCAGAGGCTTCAATGGACTGGTCACAGCCAGAAGTTCTCGGCGCATTGTTGGACGACATGGGACGCGTATATGCAGATCGGACAGACCTGCTCGCTTGTTCAGAGTTGCAGACTGGCACAACCAACAGCAACAACTTTGCAAACGCATCTATCGCAGACCCTGCATATTGGGTCGAGTGGATGTACACCGCAGCAGCAGACATCCTTTCAGGTTCAAACGGAAACCTTCCGTCAATCCTTGCAGTATCACCCAACGTCTGGAAGTTGATGGGTTCACTCAGCGACACCGCAGATCGTCCGTTGTTCCCACAGGTTGGCCCGATGAACGCTTACGGTTCACTTAACGTCGCATCGACACAGGGCGCATTCGCCTTCGGTCTTCGCGTCGTAGTTGACCGCAACTTGACCTCGGCTGGTATGACCATCCTTGACCCTCGTGCGCTTGAATCGTATGAATTGGCTAAGGGCGCAATTTCCGTGGAAATGCCTTCGCAGCTCTCTCGCCAAATTGCGTTCCGTGGGTACTGGGCATCGAAGGTTATTGACCCAACGCTCACCATCAAGGCTGCGTTCGTCTGATTCAGGCGAACTCTTAAAGGAACTGGAAAATGGCTACTTACGATCTCGCGTTTCATACGCGCCTCGATGGGTACGCCATTCTTCAGACCTTCGTTGAGACTGGTATCCAAGTCGGAGATTCCGTCGTTATTGCAGGCGCAGGCGACGGATTCGACGCAACCGCAACCATCGTCTCAACACAAGACTTTGAATTCATCGGGGTATCTGACGAGGGCGACCTTGAATTTGACTCCGATGTAATTCGTCTTTACCAGTTCATGTATGTCAACGCAGGCTCAGACTTCACTCGATCTACTGCTACCGGCACAGTCACATTTACGCCAAGCGTCTCTTGGATAAATTCAAGTGACGTAACCAGTTGGCTCGGAATTGACGTCGCTTCGGCAAACGATACGGCCTTCATCACAGTCTGCGTTAACGCTGCAAACAACTACATCTTCCGCAAGCGTCGCGAAGCGGGCTACACCGATTCGCAATCCACAGTGCCAGGTGCCGACATCAAACTCGGCACAATCATGTATGCCTCAACCCTGTATCGCGAGCGCGGATCAGCAGACTCGTTCGCCTCATTTGACGCAATGTCTTCAATCCCAATCCCGTCAACAATGGGACGCATCATGGCCCTCATCGGCTGCGGAAGACCACAGGTCGCGTAATGGCTGCAACAGGAATCCTCGTCGATGCAGTCAAGGCAATCAAAACCGCTCTCACCGCTCTCGGTCTCAAACCCGTCACAGATCCCCGAAACGCGCGCCCAATGTC